CCTTGAGGAACGGATTGATGCGCTGGGAAGCAGCGGCTTGGAGATCAACCTGATAGTCTTGCGGTGTAGCCATAGATCGTTAGCTCAGTTCGTTGAGGATGGACCGGCGGGCCATGCGACCGCCCATGCTTCGCATCGCCGCGGCGAGGATCTCCTCGGGATCGTAGTTGATATCGCGGAAGTACCGACCCGGCATGGTCTCCATGTTGCGAGTCAGCACGGGGTTGACCGGAAGATCGGGCAGCGGGGTCGTGATGACTGGCCTACTGAGCACCGAGGTGCCGGGGAGGACGATCGGGTTGCGAGCGGGCGCAGGCTCTTGGAACTCAAACTCTGGAGCCTTGGGCGGAGTCGTGACGGTGACGCGCTCCTCGAACACGGGAGGCTGCGCCTGCGGAGCAGGAGTGCTTTCAACAGTCTCAGGAGGAAGCGTGATGGTCGGAGCTGGTCCCGCAGGAAGGATGTTGGTCGTGCCTTCAGGGGTGACGATAGCGCCGTCTTCGCGGACGTAGGAATCACCCCGAGTTCCAGGGGTGTAAATCGGCATCGTCCCGTATTTGACGTAGTATTCCTTGATCCAATCGGGCAGGACGCTGACTTCAGGCTCCTCCGCGGCAACCTGCTCGTAAGCGGTAGGAGGAGCAGCGGGCTCCGGTTCCGCAGGTGTTACCGGCTCCTGCGGCAGCGGATTGAAGGTGTTCACGCTGCTCAGGTCGGGCGTGACCGGAGCAGGAGTCGGAGTCGGAGCAGGAGTCTCCGGGGTTGGCCGATAGACCTCGTACCACTTGGTGGGTCCACCGGTGTACGGAGTCGTCTCCACGGGAGGCGGAGCGGGGTTGTAGTAGCTCAACGGATCGACCGGAGCCTGAGCGTATCCCGACGCGGTAACAGGACCGAACAGCGCCGCAATCTCTGGAGGTAGAGTGGGCGCAGGCGCAGGAGTTTCTCCGCCGTTGATGAGGAAGTAGTTGGATCCTGTATCGGTTGCCATTGATCAGCCTCCCAGACCGAATCCCTTGTAAGCGGAACCGAGGTTCTGAATACCTCCAGTGATTCCAGCAATCATGGACAAAGGAGAATTGGCCTGCGACGCAGCGAACGCGTTCTGGGCGTTGCTCAAAGCGAAGTTGGCACCGGTCTGGAGCAACTGACCCGGACCCGCCTGCTGCATGCCCTGCATGAGCTGGGGAGCGGCGAACGGAGAAGCGCCCTGCTGAAGACCACCAAGCTGGGCGGCTTGCGAGACGATCGGCTGGAGTCCCAGGGCGGACTGGATGTTGGCGATGTTCTGCTGGCGACCTGCCTGCTGCTGCTGCTGCGCGGCCATCTGGCCGGCAAAGCTCTGCTGCATCGCGGTGTTCCGCTGACCGGTAGCCGCGAGGATGTTGTTGAACGCCTCCTGAGCCTGACGATTGGCGACATCGCTCGTGGTCTGGCCGCTCTGGAGAAGGCCAAGAGCCTGCTGCCGGCGCTGCACATCCGCGTTGGCGATCGCCTCGTTAACGGCACGGGCCTCACGGAAAGCGGAGAGGTTGCCGAGGATGTTGCCGGTGGCGGTTCCGCGGGCGCGAGCGGCTTGCTCGGCAGCTCGGATCATCGCGGGATCGAGAGTACCAGCCTGAGCGAGACCGGCTCCGATCTGGCGTTCGAGATCGCTGCGGATGGACTGAGCGTATCCGGTATCCTGCGGGCCAGTAGGCATGCCCACGCGCTCGTAGGTGGGAGCGGTGGGAGAAGTCTCGGAGATCGGAGCTTTTCCGATGTCGCTCAGGAACTGGGAATAGAGACCAGGAGTTCCGGGTCTTCCATCGACAGCAGCAGTGCCATATCGCTCGGGATCAAGAGCTTGAAGCTCTCTGCGGCGCTGTTCCGCAAACCGAGTTCCATATTGCTGGGCCGCCTCAAGCTCACGTTGAGCCTGAATCGGAGCCAGATCAGCCAAGGCTTGTCCAAGCGCCCTGGTCTGAGCGATATCGGAAACAGGACCGAAATCGATCGTTCTGTACTGACCGGTCTCTTTTCCATCTTTGTAGATTGGAACCTGAACGGTGGTTCCCATTCGGGACGCCGCTTCGATCTGGCGCTGGAGCGGGAACGTCTCGATGGAAGCCATCACGGCTTCCCGGTTCGCCGCCGCCATGTCTGGTGCTTTATACGTTCCGCCCATAGCAAATCCTGTTGTTCATCAGAAGTTTGAAGTACCTGTCGAAATCGTACAAACGGGAAACGCCTTTGCGGATTCCGCCCAGCTTAGTCACACGATCAGAGCACATGGCCTGCATGCCCATCCAGAGCGTCTGCACGGCCATCGGCTTCGTAGTAGCCACGACCTCGATCCACGCGATGTGACCATTGGGATCGTCTGCGTAGATATCCTCCGCATCCTCCGCGGAGCTTAGGAACCGCACAGCCCCCACACCGCAGCACTCGCCATTCTCGTCTTGAACGATACCGATCTGGCGTTTGGCATTGAAAATGCCGATCCAGTTGAGGATTTGGTCATCGTTCCACGTGGAACAAGTGGGCCACTTCTCCTTCAGCAGCTTGGCCGCGGCTAGGATTGTGGGATGCGGGGTCATTGCTGGGGACGAATGGAATCGACGAATCCGGACAGGATCGTGGACTGGAGGCTCATGCGGCTTCCGCTGGTCGTGTTGATCTTGAACTGGATGTTGTTCCAACGCCCTCGGCTGATGAGGTTGTAAGCCGCCAGGAACTTCTGTGCGCTCGGGATGCTGATCGCTGGATCAATCGAGGTGAACGTCCCGCTCATGTTTGTGGCGTATGAGAGCGAAGCACCGATGCTCGAAGCGTACGGATTATCAAGCGCGATCTGAATGCTGTATCCGATCTTGTCCGGAATGGGTTCACCGAGATTGTACGCCTTGGTGGTGACCGAGGACTGATACGCGCTACCGCCGTCGAGGTAAGCAGACTGCTGCACGGGGCTGAGGCGGGTATTGGGAAGGTAGTCGTTGAAAGACCAGACTTGGCCAGCACCATCGCTCAGCGAGATGATGTCGCCGGCGAACATGAGCACGGGGCCGAAGTTCGAGAAGGCGGTGGGTATGAAGTCGTTGACCTGCCAGTTGTCCCAGTAACCGAGCCATGAGCGGGCCAGTGAGTGGTAGACGATGACCGCGTTGTTCTGGTTGAAGGTTCCTTCGAGTTCGATTGAAGAACCGGATTCGAGCAGAAGTCCTTCTTCGCTTTCCAACCCGATGGAGAACGGACCAGCGGTAACGAACGGAACGGCCAAGAGGTAGCGGTTGTTCCAGAACACGCCATCGCAGTATTCCAGCTTGGTCTTGTCGATGCGGCTGATCAGGTCGTTGATCGGGCTGCTGAGCGCGAGGCCAACGCTGGTCTGGGTACCCGCTTGGATCTGGGCCATTGAGCGGATGCCGTCGCGAGACAGGAAGAATACATCGGCACCGACCGCGGTGATCGAACGGTGCGAGGAGCAGCCGATATTGCCCGAGATGAGTGTGATGACCCAATCGGCTGGATCCTGCGTAGGATCGGCATCCACGCTCCAAATTGAGCGTTCCTTGAAGACGAGGAGCTTGTAACCGAACCACGAGTAGAGCCCGCGGATCGGATCGCCATCGCCACCGACACGGATGGAACCGAGCGGATCCCACGACTCGCCATCGAGGATGTCCGAGAAGTAGAGGGTATCTGGCTGGATGGTGGTATCCGCGGACACGGCCCACAGACGGTTGGTGTGGGTGGTGAGATAGAGCGGCTTGGCGGGAGCGGCGAGTGATACGAATGCGACCGCGTGGGACTGGTTTGCCGGTGAGATCGAAACCGTAGGAGCCGTGATGTAACCGCTGCCGGGGTCCGTGATAGTGATCGCAACTAGGTTGCCATCATTGGCCACAATGGCGGTGGCTGTTGCGGTTACACCGCTTGGCGGAGCCGATATGGTAATCGTGGGAATCGAGTTGTGACCTGACCCCTGATTGATCACATCGATGCGGCTGACTTTGCCGGCTGTGATTGCCGCGTTGGTATTCGTGCTCGTGACATAACGCAGGGCGCTATAGCCGTCCGCGTAGAAGAGCTTGTCGTTGAGCTGTGCGAAGTAAACGAACCGGGAGGCGTCGTTGATCGTCGAGCTTGTGATCGAATTGTACGAGACTCCGGGTGAACCGTAGTAGAGATCCTTGATACCGGTGTTCCGATTGAGAACGGCGATTACGAGGCGCTCGGAAGCCGCGGTATCGAAATAGAAGCCAGAGAAGACCTGCGAGTTGGTGGGTAGGTTACTGGCAAAGTTGGAAGTGGTGGACTCCCAGTTGGTGATGATGTCTTCCCAGTTGCGCGATTCGCTGTTGCCGGTCAGCGACAGGGTCCCGAGGCGTGTGACGAGGTTGCCGAAGTCGTCATAGTCCATGTTGATTGCCTCTTCCATGCTGGTGGCAGGAATGGCATCGGGACGAGTGGCGGAGATGACCCCGGTGGAGAAGCCAGTGCTTCCATCCAGAAGCATCTGGTCATCGAGCGCGTCTGAGGATTGGAAAGGCATTAGAGGATGTCCTGGAACGTGTAATCGTAGAGGCTATCCGGGATGATGCGGCTGATCTGCTGCTGTTGGCCACGCTCCATGTCTTTCATAATGGAGACCTGAGCAGCGCCCTCTTGGAACTTGGCCTGCGCCTTCCCGTACTGCCGGGAGTATTCGAGGAGATCGCCTTCTGTGTAGGCCATCAGTGCGTTCTCGACGCCGCGCAGCTCGAAGTTGGTATCGTTCGAGATGGTCTGGGCTTCGCCGAACTGGCGCATCTGGGACTGTTTCTTGCCCAGGATGAAGAGGGTGCCGTTGGTATTGGGTGTCGGGATGAGCTTGATGCGCGGGACACCGGCTTCACCGTAGGAGACTCCGAGGACGCGAGCCCAGTTGACGAAGTTGCCGGGTGTGGACTTGCGGCTATCGACGTTGTTCCAAGTGTTGGGATCGAGCTGGAAGAACGAGACCCATTCGGCGGCTGGTACTTCGATACCATCGGTATCACCGGAGACCGTGAAACGGGATGCGACCGGGAAGTCGAGGAACATGTTGTAACCGGTCCCGGAAGTGTACGTGGCGGTGACGTACTCGGAGATGGTGACGAGTTCTTGGCCGTCTGTGACGGGTGTTGAGACGACTCCGAGGGTATCGTTCCAGAGACACGAATCCCAGATCATCGAGTAGCGGCGGATGCAGAACTTCTTGGCCAACGCGAGCGTGGCCGAGTCCGTGAACGATAGCTTGTCGCAGGCCGCTTGGGCTACTTCGGAGGGTTTCATGCGAAGAACTCTTGGAGCGTCATGGCGGAGATCGTTGTGAAGCTGGATCCACCGTTTAT